GCCCTTTCAATTTCAAGAAATCCGTTTTTGTTAATTTTTGCTTTCATGATTTAAATATTTAATTATTTGACTTTTTGAACTTATTATATATGTCTTCTTTTTGTTTTAATTCCTTATATTCCCTCCACGCCACCTTGCCAATCATGGTAAACAACATGGCAAGCAAAAGACAAACAAAACTCCATTTAGCCAGTGCTAAGATTAACGCCAGTGCCGACAGGCTAAACCAAATGATTGCCGAGATTTTATTGAATGTTTTCATGATTCACATCATTATTTTTAGAATTTTCAAGTCTTTCATTAACTCTTTCTTCTGCAATATCTTCCTGGATATTGCACCATTCATCAAAACTTATTTCCAGTGCAGATGGATCAGAAGGATGCTTATAAAAGTAGTATGGAGTATTCATATCTTTAAGTTTTATGTGATTTAATTTTTAATACTGGGCTTTCTTTTGACGCCACATAATAAATTGCCAGTGCATCTGATATGGCTTCATTTATATATTTTATTCCTGGTAGATTAACTTTATAAAATGAAGACACAAATTTTTGAATTTCTTCTTTTGAAACATCTTTTCTACCAAACATAGCCTTTTTAGCATCTGCCTCAGAATACCATTCAACTCCAATATCCAACACATCTGACAGTGTTTGAACTATACCTGTAACAATTCCTATCATCACAGCTGCTGAAGCATTTTGACTACCATGAGGTAATTCAGATAATATATAATCCACATTCCATTTTTTTATTATATCAAGTAATGTGTTCACTATCTGACTTGTCCTCCTTACTCTGTCATCTCCTTTACGAATACGACAGCGTTTATAATCAGGAGATGTTCTTATGCACCCACAATCCAGAATTTCTGATTGTTCATTAAGAACTACCCATCCCCAGGCAGTAAATGACGGATCATTTGTTAATACTATCATCTTAATTAAATTTTTTAATTCTTTTTGACCCAAACTGATTTTCTATTTCATTCCATACTTTTATAACTTCACTTTTCAATTCTTTTTGTAACCCTTCTTCTTCAACTTTAAAAATGGCTTTTTCAAGACTATTTCCCAAATTTTTCCCATTAACCACATAAGTATTCCCAGAAGAATAAGTTTTCAAGAATTGAAGATTCTGCCGTGTATCATCTATACCATAATCAAAAATTATAGTCAATGGTGCTACACGATAAGGTTTCCATACTGAATTTTTAACCACCTCTACTTCTATTTCAACCCCCACCACACGATTTACTTTAACATTATAGACCTCTTTTGTCTGTTTAATTTTTTCAATAATTTTTGTCCGTAATCTAACACTTGAATAAAACCCTATCGAATTTCCTCCTGGTGCCACATACTTCTGTCCCCACGGCCCAGCATCAATATTCTGTCGTATCTGATTGGAACACACCATTAAATATTTTTTTGATTTAAGAAGGCGACATGTTTTTCTTAATTGTTCAGAAAACTCCTTAGCTCGCCGGGTCCCCATCTTATCACCTTCATCATTTTCCATTTCAAGTTCAGTCGAAAGAGCAGCCAGACTATCTGTCATTATACCATTAATGACTTTATCATTATCAGGGACCCACTCTCTTACAGATTGAAAAACTTCAGGGACAGTATCCGGTTGTTTATAAATGCCTTCTTCTATTTTAAGACCAAATAACCTGGCAAATTGAACATTCAATCTTGCCTCAGGATCAAAAAACATTACCTGTCCTCCTGAGCGTTGTATGTTGCCGGCAATCTCACTTAATATAACCGTTTTCCCACTGCTTTCTGGTCCAAATATTTCAACCAGAATCCCTGCCGGCAACCCACCACCTTCTACAACGCCACCAGAAATAGCCAAATCCAATAAAGTAGATCCTGTACTTATAACACCACACCCAAAATCTACTTCCTCATTCAATATATCCTCTTTTTGTCTCTGCTTCATCTGGTATTCTAATTTACTTAACCGTTTCACAAACTTATTTATTTACTTCTTTTTTTAAATTTTATACATTCTTCCCAAACATCACAATCAGAATCACATTCATCATGCTTGCCATAATCACCAAACTTAAATCCAAAAGGACATTTACCTTTTGTTTCAACTTTTGTCGGTTTAGCAAATGGTGGTTCATTTTCATCTTTTACAAAAGGTAAAGCATCCTCATCCTCATCTTCATCAACTTTAATATTACGTACCATTTTTTTAGGTTCTACAGACTCATATTCAACAGATTTTGTTAATCTTGTAATAGCTGGTGCAACAATTTCATCATCCTCCACAGGTTCTACATTTTCATTTACCTCAGTATCGTCAATTTCAAAAAACTTTGCCTTTAATTCATCATAGGATGGGATATTAAAAATATTGTCTAGAGAAGGTAATTTATCTGCCACATTTTCATCATAATCTTCTCTGTCAACAAATTCTATATGTTTTACAACAGGGAAAGTTGTTTTCCCCAGTTTTTCCCATTTCAAAGATAAAACAAGTGTTTTACCTCCTTTATAACAGGCAAAAGAATAATTTTCTGGACTATCTTCAAGGGCAGCTTCAAGTTCATCCTGAAAATTCTTATTTGACATATTCCATATATATAGATGATCTTCTTTATATGATTCCCACCTATCATTTGACTTACTATAAAATGCACGAGGTATTATCAAATAGATAGAACGATGCTGAGGATAATATTTTTTAAATTCTTCTTTATCTGCACCTTCATCTATTCTCTTTTTACGATATTCACAAATAGGGCATTTTTTGCCAAACATTGAAGGACATACAAAACTCAAATTATTAATACCCACCCCCTGGTGAATATCAATCGGGCGCCTGTACCACAATGAATTTTCAACTGCCACCCCTTCATTAAAATCAGCATCAGGATGATTTTTATCTGTTACCTTATACAGAAGAATATCAATCTTTAATTTTTTGACATCTTCGTCAACACGGAACACATCCAAACCTTTCGGTAAATTCAAATAGTTCACATTTGAAACATCTTTCTGTTTTCTTTTCTGAAGATGTTTCTTCATTTTTTCTGCAAAATTTGATTTTTCTCTCATAATTATTAAATTTTAAAATTATACTTAAAAAACATTATTTTTTACGAATCATATTTCCAATTCCTTTATTTAAATCTTTATGCCTTTCCTCTTTTCTCTTACGTACTTCTGATTCAATATCACGAGGCACTTTTGGTCCAGCAAAATATTGCTGCCCGTGAAGCTTAACAAGATTTTCAAGGGCATCTCTCCTTTGTTCAATAGACCTAACTGCGGAAGTAGCTAAATCATATTGATATTTTATTTCTATCATTTCTTCCACAGCCATTCTATATTCATCCTGCAAAATGATTGTATTTTGCACCGCAGTTTCAGTTAGTTTTTCTATACCAAATTCCGCAGGATTAAGACGTATTTTCTTGTCAAGTTCGGCTTTAACAATATCCACCTTCTCTTTGGCAAGATCAAGTTTTTTTCTCATAAGTATTGCATACTGGCAATACTTCATCATCAAGGTTGGTTGGTCCAACCATTCTACATCCAGACAGGTTTCATCTATCCGAATGTCATCCAGGTAATTTAATTCATTTTCCTTCATCTTTAAACTTCATTTCTTTAAACGATTTTATTTTATTTATTTCAAATTTTCTAAATATATCATCATTATCCTTCAAATACACGTACTTGTCCCCCTCTATTCCTGTAATCCACCCGTGTATTTCTTTAATATAATACTTTCCGTTGGCTTTTAGTAAGCCAAACTTACCCAAATAATTTTTAAGTTCTTCAGCCTTCATTTTATGTCAAATTTAAAACTAAAATTTTAAATTACCAAATTTTTTAACATTTTTTAAGAATTTTTAACACTCCAACTACCATCTATTGGAAATTCCTGTATTTCAACATCTAAAGGAACTATAATCCAATCCCAGTGAGACGGTAATCGTTCACAGGATAACTCCCTTAAAACCTTTTTGATATAATCCTTTTCCTCAGGACGAACATCAAGAATAATAGAATCATGTATCTGACCTATTAATCTTGTATCAAGATGATTCTCAGTAATTATTTTATCCATTTGAATAAAAACCCATAAAAGACAATGAAAAGAAGTTCCTTGAATAGGATAATTATTAACATCATTAAAGGACATTGGTCCATTACACCTGAACCCTGTATAAAATTCAATATACCCTCTTTTTAAATATAAATTCCAATTCCTCTCTTTCCATTCTCTATAAACACTGAAACGATTTTCCCAAAAATTACGTTCTATCTTTTCAATATGTTTTTCAAAAAGAGAATATGAATTAATTCCTTTTGATATTAAATGATCTGCAATCGTAAATGACTTTGTATCCAGTTCCATTCCTTCACCTCTTTGCCATTTAGACTGAGGTAACTTTATCCATTCACATAATATTTTTGTGCAATTCTTATAATAATCCCCATAAAACTGTGGAAAAACAAATCCATTTTTGGTGGCTCTCCTGAGAATACTATGAGAAGGAATTGATTTATCAAATTTGTCAAGTAAAAAAATCTCTTTACTTACATCAGCATGCATATCTGACTTTGGATTTTTCAGATACTTTATCATCTCTGGGTCTTTATGATAACATGCCCCGATAGATACCTCTATAGACTTAAAATCCATCTCCATTAACATATGTCCTTTTCGAGGATATAAGGCTTTTCTACATATATCACTTGCAAAAGCATCTTTTGAAGGCACATTCTGTAAATTTGGATTAGAAGAAGATGACCTATATGTTTTAACCAGATGCAGATTAAAAATAGGATGAATAATACCATCAACCGCCTCACGTTTAAAACGTTCAAGATAATCTTTTATTTTTTTCAATTTTCTGATTTCAACAAGCTGATTTAACTCAGGAATATTTAATGCCTTTAATGAATATTCATCAGTGGACCCCTCACCATTTTCAGTTAATTTTGGAGGTTTCAACCTTTTTACATGATACAAAAAATACCGTAACTGGGTATCACTATTCATATTCACCTGCCTGCCAAAAGAATGACACCAGTGTTTATAAAATTTTGTTTCCTTAAAAGACTTCTCAAGCTGAATTAAATCATTATCCAACTTGTCTACCGTTGTATTAATATAATCTAAATCAACACGAAATCCGACTTCTTCAGCTTTTGACAATGCAAGTATGCCTTCATGCAAAA